CCCAGCTTAGGGGTCAGCTCATGGGCTCCATTCTCTCGTTCCCAATCCTCTGCCTCGTCTCCCTGACCGCATTCCTTTTCTCGCGAGATGATCTTGTCAAAGTGATCGCAAAAGGGAACTGGAACCAGCGTCTTGAAAGCTTGAGGCGAATTCGATGTGTAGGTGTGAACGGGGACGACATCGTTTTTGCTTCGAAGGATCGGGGTGCTGGGTGGTGCAAGGGGGTCGAGGCTGTCGGTGGAAAGGTTTCTCGAGGAAAGACGCTCACCTCTAGGTCCTGTTTTACCGTGAATTCCGAACTATGGCGTAGGGTCAATCAGAACTGGTTAAAGCCCGGTGAGATCCGATTATCGCTGTTGACTGGAATTTGCGCAGGACGAAAGACGAACCCGGCCAAAAGCTGGGAACATCTCAAGAGTGGTGAGATTCAACTTCCCGAACATGTCCTTGAACTGATCCTGAGCCGCTGGAAAATGCGATTACCTCCTTCCCTGGGGGGCTCTGGTGTTGCGAAAGGACGTGATAGGAAGTTCAACGTCTTCGAGAATCTCGTCGCCCGGATCGTAGAAGAGTCACGCTTGAGAGCAAAGACTGTCCGTCCTAAGAAGGTGTGGGACGAGTGGAACAGGAACGTTCGTGACAGTGTGATTCTTCCGAAGATCAAGACGATGCTGCCGGCCAGTGAGGTCGATGAAGTCCGGCGGAAGACAAAGGTTCTTGAAAAGCGCACAGGCTTAGTTGAATGGACCGAGAAAGGACAGCTCAAGAAGAGTGTCTACGAGGCCACCAAGCTAGCGCAAGTTCAGTTCCGATGTTTAACTTCCGTCGAAATATTCCAGATGAAGAGTCGATTCGACTGGGAATGGGAAATGTACGATCTTGGTTACAAGAGATCGATCGTTCCTCAGAAACCGTGGGCTCTAGTGTCGGCATTGCCGTTAAAAACCTCTTTCGAGATTGCACCAGACTATATCGGTATTGAAATTCCCGGAAAGAAAAGTCTCGAACTGGTTTCGACTGCATCGAGGGGACGAGTTCGGAGTTTGTCGCCGTTGGAGATCGCGTTTGGTCGCGGGGAGCGTTCTCAGTGGGGTAGGCCGACGGGGAGAGATGCGGGGACGCGGTGGGTCGTCGAGAAGATGGACGAGGAAAAGGTCAAGAAGTACACTCGGCGGCTTGCAACGAGGCGCGGGGACGCGGTCGATGAGGAAAACCAAGACAAGGGTCTGACCAGCCTACAGAACAACGGGAACGAGGAAGATGCGGCTTTTGGGCTTGGTATGACGCTGTGAAATTCAGCTTGATAAAACTAACGGTCTTATCGGGGTCACCCAATTGGTACGCCAAAACTTGCGCTCTGTCGGGGGTTGTCAGCAGGGAGGGAGTATGAGGTGCTCGGTATCGAGTTAAACGGTTGTACAACCGGCCAAAAGCGAAACCAGGGATTACGTCCTTGGCGGAGCGTGCCTCTCTCATCTTCAAGCGAGATACTCGATCTATTCACGAACGATCGACGGTCTGCCCATGCTTGGGGGCCTGTGTGTCCTTTTAAACGGATGGACGAACCTGATGGGGCGTACGAGTA